ATCGACTGTAGAACTGTAGATTTAGGTCTAACATTTACGGTTAACTCATCAAAGTCATTATCTATTGATAAAGGAGAAAAATCGTTTATTGTAATTTTACCTAAAACATAATCTATTGTTCCAGTAACTCCTTCATTCTTTGAAGCATTTAAAACAACTTTTGTGCTTCTACTGGTAACTTCATCCGGTTTAAAATATGCTAGACGAATTTTACCAAATCTATTTTCTAAAACAGCTTCAGCTGTAGCTCCAGTTCCACCTCCACCAATAATTCTTATAGCTGCGGTAGTGTAACCAATACCAGGATTAGTTACTTTTACAGAGTTTAATTTTCCATTTACTATGATAGCCGTTGCTTTGGCTCCTCTACCATCACCAACAATTTCAATAGTGGGAGTAGTAGTATAATTTGATCCTGGTGTAATAACTGATATTGTTTCTACTCCAGTAAATGAAGAAGGAACTTCTTCAATAAAACAAGTTCTTTCGACAAGATTTTCGTCCAATATAGTAAATGTTGGAGAAGAATAAAAATTATCTAAAGTTGTACCTCTAGATAGTTCAACTCCAAAATCTAAAGTATAAGTATTTGTTTGATTTAATAATGGTCTAAATCTCTTTGATAGAAATATTTCTAACTCATTTGAAACAACAGAAACATCACTATTATCAATATTTGTTCTAAGTTTTGATGAACTAAAAATAGAATTAAATTTATTTAAATTTAAATTGGAGAAAGAATTTATAGCTGTACTAATTTTTGATTGCAAGGTTTGAGCATTTAAATCTGTTTTTGTTGGATCATAGTAAATTGTAGAAATTAATTTTACATAATTATAATCAACATCAACAAATTCTGGAGTAACAGTTAGAACACTTATTGGTTTAACGATTTCATTTATAAAAAAATCTTTTTCTGTGTCAGAAACTTCAAATCCTAATTTTGGTTTAGCGGAAATAAAAACTTTACCATAAACAGGAGGAATATTTTCTTCTCCACCCCAAACATTCACAGCTTCAAACTGAGGATATTTTTGTTGAATTATTTTAATATAATCATTTTTTGTAACGGCTCTGTTTTGAGAAATAAACTGTAAAGGAGCAGCAAACTTAATCTGATCAACAGATTCTTTTTCTGATCCTCCGGATGATGATGCAACAGGATTTACCGAAAATGTAGAGAATGAAGAAATGGGTGTTGTAGCTACAAAATTATTTGCTCTATTCGCAATCGATCCATTTGTGGAAAGATAAGTTACATTTACAACTCCACCATCAGGTATTTTTTTACCAATAACATTATCACCAAAGTAAATTTCATACTGATTATTAATTCCTTCTTGTAAGAAATAAACTGTTGAATTTGATGTTAAATTTAAAGCATCTGTCGCCAAATTATAAACTACCGAATTGGTATTCGATGATGATTGTTGAACAGTAACTTTTAATGTTGAAGTATCAATATTTTGATCTGGTATAGAAAAAATTTGTTTTGGATTAGAAGATTCAGAATGATTAAAAGAATATCTATTCAAAAATCCTTCATATATCTTTAAGTTATTAAATACGAAATTCGTACCAGTTTTTGTTACTGTAGTATCTTCTAAGGTAACAAAGTTATATACTTTATTATCGATTAATGAAGATAAAAAGATATATCCTCTAGGTAAAGTTAAACTGCCTGGAGTAGAGTTTAAAGAATTAACTGTAAAATTAATAGTTGCTCTTGCTGCTGTTGCTGATCTGGGTACGTAACCAAATTTTTTAGCGTGAGAAACAACAGAATTTCTAAGTAGAGCAGTATCTAAAAATGATTCATTTGCAATCATATTCAGATAGTATGCATTATAATGAGTATTGTAAGCTAGAATATCTAATAGAACACTTAACCCCGAACCATCGAAATCATAGTCCGTAAATTCATTTTGACTTTTTAAAAAATTTTTTAGATTTGTTTTGATTTGATCAAAATCAAGTTCTGTTACTCTTAAACGATCTGTCATTTATCTTACTCGATCTAGAAAAAATGTTATTGTTATAGGTTCGGTTCTATTGATTATGGTGAACTCCATATCTACTGTAAAACCATTATTATCATAATCTGGTAAAGCTCGTACTCTATAAACAGAGGCTCTAGGTTCAAAATTTTTTATGGTCTGGAGAATTTCTCTTTCCAGTGCGGCTGCCGTCACAAAATCCAACTGTTCGAACAACAATTTTGAAACATTAGATCCTATTTCTGGTTGAAAAGGACGCTCATAATGGTTGGTTAAAACCAAGTTTTTTATAGAATTAATCACAGCCATTTCCGCTGTGTGTTTATTAACGTCTTTTTTTATTGGGTGAACATTAAAAAGGAGGTCTAGATCCTTATAAGTTCTTGCAACATTGGTGGTAATTGTGGCCATCTATTATTTATTCAACTCCTAAAGAGGTTTTGAGTTTTGCCGTTCCTATTTTATTCGTAATTAGATTTTTTTCAGTGCTTCCAGAATTTTGAAGTCCGTTCAATATCTGAAAATCTCTTAAAATTTGTTGGGATGTATAAAAATAGTTCTCATCTTCAGTTCTTCTTGTATAAAGCAAAGTATTTGCAGTGTTTATAATCACATTCATTGCATTTACTTCAGATGTTGTTAGTGAAGATGGCACTGTTTGTAATGAATTTTTCGTATTTCCTATACTCCAATTATTGGACGTTAATTCACTTTCAATATAAAGACTAGTAAAATTATTCAAAATAGGAGAAGAATTTCTAACATTATCCGTTGTTCCTAATATGGTTAGTAACATTCCACCTGTTCCAACACAATCTTGATAATTAGGTTTTATTGTTCCTGTAGAAACATCAACAAAATTTTCTGAAACTCCCGATATTCTATTCGTGTGTTGTAAAAACAAGTTCAATTGAGTTACCAAATTATTTGATGAATTAGCTAAATTTCGTACAGCATCTGTTGAGGATGGATAATTGTTAGCTGGATCGAATGTGCATAAAGTTATAATTGAATTTAAATTAGAAGATATACTAGAAACATAAGATGCAACAGGATTTTGAAAATAATCCGAACGTGTTACTGCACCGTTAGCTAAGTCACTAGCTGCCCAAGAACTTATTTTTATAGGACCAGTATTTAAAAAAGCTTTAGCTCTATCACTTAAAATAATATCGTCACCAAAATTAGATGAATTGAATGTGGTAGTTAATCTACTCAAAACATTTGCCATTATAAAGCTCCTACGGTAGGTGGAAAAATTGTTGCGCCTATAGCTGGGTGTGTATGGGCTGTATAAGTAGCCCTGAACAATCCTATCGGTCCGACGATATCATTCAATATTGGTGCTGTGACCGAAGAAAGTGATGTAATGGGACCAGCAGAGTATATTCCTGGTAAAACAGGACCTGCATCAGGAAGGCCAACTAAAACTCCGGTAGTAGTTACTAAACCTAAAGCACCGAAAACTTTTTTAGTTGCTACAATATTTTCCGCACTAGCAATTGGCCCCGTAGAGGATATTCCTCCATTCACTGTTAAATCACCCTCAACATGAACGGAAAATGGAGCATTCAAATTAATTTGTCCAGTCAAACCTCCAGCATTAATATTTACATCTGATTCAGAAGTTAAATTTACTTCACCAGAAACAACACAATCCATATTTTTTTCAACGTTCTGATATACGTTACCTCTTATATTTTGATAAACATCACCTCTAACTTCTAATTTAGAATCACCTGTAATTACCACTGAACAATAACCGTTTACAAACACATGGTTATTTTTAACCATTATTTCATAATTATCACCAATAATTTTATGAATTTCAGTTCCGTCAGACTGTATTTCGGTGTAATTTCCCTTTCTATGTTGTATGCGTATTCTTTCATATTGTGGTGTGTCATCCATTTCCACAAAATGACCAGAATCGGAATAAAATCCTTTTACATGAGGATAAACTGAATTGTTTGCTTGAGAATCAGGTTCATACCAAGTACTATCACCTTCTGGTTTTTTAACTTCTGTATCTGCCATTATTATACCTTTTCAAATGTTGCTTCTATAGCTTTAATTTCTGTATACACTATCGTTGTTGCTTCTACTGTTTCTGTTGCTGTTTGAAATGTTTTTTGTGCCTGAGATACTAAATCTGTTACTTCAGAAAAAGAAACATTTTCTCCACCCGCACCACTTAAAGATATCGACTCTGAAAAAGCATCACTCAATGAATTGAAGAAATGCACTAAACAATCTTGAAGTAAAACTAACAATCTTGCAGGTAAACTTAGTATCCAGTTTATTAATTGTCTTATCTGTGCAGTAATTTTTGCAATTTCTAATATTATTTCATTTACAAATTTTAAAAACTTCTGAATACTTTTTAATACGGCTGCTAAATGTTTAGCGGTTTGTTTAATCCATTGAGCTGCAGCAGAATTGCCATCAATTGGAAAAAGAGCAAGTATTTTATCTCTCAACCATTTAATTGCTGTTGCTATTTCTTGTCGTTTCGTAAGAATTTTTAATCTTGTTTCATATGAAATGTCACAATTCCAAGTTTTATCATTATTTGATTTCTCTATAAGTTTACTGTCAGATGGATCAATAATTGTACTTAGTTGTTCAGATTTAGATCCATTAAGATTCGTTGATTGTAAATAAGATTCTTCTGTTATTCTACCCTTAGAATCTATTGGTATTAATTTTTTTCTTTCTGGTATAGATGGTCCAGGTTGTAATGCATAACCAGGTAAATAAAAAGTATATCCAGTCCAATTACCTATTAATTCTTCTTGAGTATTATAAACTTTTCCTGAAGCTTCATCATATCGGCCTACTCTTGCATCCAATGATCTTGCCTGTTCTATAGAAAGTAAAGCATTCGGCGCATTAGAAGCTTGAGATTTTAATTGAGTTAGTTCTTTATCTATCTCTTGTATTCTAAGACTTTGTTTGTTTATTTCTTCTTGAATTCCTTGTTTTTGCGTATTTACTCTATTTAAATTTGATGTAGAGTTCTTATAAAGATTTGCCAGGTTTGTCTCAGCATCTAATATATTTCTTTCTAGTAGTCCTTTTCTGGTTACTAAATTAGCTCTTTCAGTTAGTTCACGAGAATTCCAAACTTGATCGGCATATTGTTCTAATGTTAAATCTTGTTCATCTTCATTTCTATTTGGATACGCAATCTCAGCTAATTTTCTACCATTTTGTATTTGAGATTCTAATTGAGAAATTCTACTATCGTAAGATTGCCCACTTACTGTACCAATTGAACCAACATCATTTAAAAAGTTATTGAGTTCACTTTTTGAGTATTCTATAGCTACATTCCATCCAGATTCGTCTATGGGTGAAACTTGATATTTTTCTTCATCTGCAATTAAATTTTTTAGTTCTTCCTCATTAACTTTTTTGCCGTTTTCTAATGTTTTCTTTTCTTCTTCAAGTTCAGATATTTTATTTTTAATCGATGAATAATCTACAGGACTCTCATTTAAAAATTTTTGTTTTTCACTATCAAATTTTAGATAAAGTCTTGGATCTCTATTTTCGGTTAATTTTAAATATGGAGAAGGTGAGTGCCACTCTAAAGCGTCTTGGGCAGCAAAAGACCTCATTGCATTTCCAAAAGAAAATCTATATTTTACTTTTAGTGGGGTCCATATTTTTGGAATAGAAACAAAATTTGGAGATTGGGTTGAAAATGCCCAAGGAAGATTCTCAAATGGAGTTTTAATTCCACTTATATCATGAACACCATAGATAAAAACTTGAACTCGACCTTCACCTCTAGGATCGGCATTATTTACGACTATAGCATCTCTCTCTACAACCTGAAATGTCATTTCATTTTTCCTTTAAGTTTTTATGCAAAGTTTTGATTTGGATAATAATCGGTACTAATTATTTTATTATTTTTATCACTTCTATTTGAACTATTCGTACAAGCTTCAAAAATAGTTTCATGTTTATTATCTGGTGTTAATTTATGTCTTGATGCAATTATTAAATAATGTCCATATAAAGTTCTATCTAGATTATCTTCTCCTGGAACTTTTTCTGCAAATTTAGGAATGTTCAAGTACACATTCGTTCCAGATGAAATTGCAAAATTTCCAGGAACCACTAACTTAACTCTTTGAGAAAAAAAGTTTGCGAAAATAGCTTTTCTTTGGAAAGCAATTTGTTCATGTGGTATTCTTTTTTCTGTTTCACCAGGATTTAATTCTTTTATTTCTGGTACTAAAGATGTGATAAAAGTGGTTCTAGATTCAACTATACTCGATTCGGTAGAAACATCCAAAATACTTCCATCAAACACCCTCAGATTTGAAACAGCAGGTCCATTATTCAACCCTGTAGGATGATTTATAGAATTATAATCAAAATTTAATTCCATACTTTGTCCAATATTAGAATCATAACCTATAAATTTTCCACCATAAACTCCATTTTTAATGTTCGATAAAATATCAAACTGTTGAATTACTTCAAAATGCCTTGCACCAAGCATATCTTTTATTTCTGTCGAATTACTTAAATTCTTAGGATCAAAATTTATGTTTACAATAGATCCTCTTTCCAATAGATTACTTAAACTAGCAAAGTTATAACCAAAAATATTTTCATAAAAAAGAAAACAAGGTCTACTCATTTCGTCTATCGCACATTCTTTTGCCATCCACATAATGGCTTCTATTGGATTAAAATATAGTGGAACAATAATGTCTGCTATACCTAAAGATCGATTAAATTCACCTTTTAATATTTTATTTTCTGGAGTTTTCATATAATCTCTCAGAATTTTAATAACAGCGTCTTTATAAGTTGTATTTAAAAAAGCTTGGCCAACTTTTTTGAATTGCGATGTGATAAATTCTTCGGATATAAAATGTAGTATATAAGTTTCTTTATTTTGATTAGATACTGTTCTATCAGATTGTTTGTATATTCTAAAAATTCTTTTTATATCCAATCTATCATCATCAACTTTACCTATATGAATTTTTATAAAATCATTACCATCTAACAAAAAAGAGTCGGATAAACCAGAAGAATCTTCTATCAAAATATTACCAGTTAGACATGGTTGTAAGATAGAATCGAAAATATTTAATTCTGTATAATGTCCGGTAAGAGATATTTCTGTTTTGCCTTTAACAACCAAACTCAATTCTTTAATTCTAAAACCAGTTGATATTAAATAATCATTATCCATATTATTTTGTCAATTCTTTAAATTCTTTTTCTAATAAAGGAACGAATTCTTTTTTTAGTAGTTTGATTGTTCTTTTACTTTCATTGTTTTCATGTTCATATTCATAATAAGTTTTAGTTCCTCTAGTTCTTCTTAATTCTATTTGAGTACTATCTCCCAAAGTATAATTATTTGTTGTTACAGGAGAAGTGTTTGCATAATCTTGTTGGGTTAAAAATATTGTTTTTTCGGTATATTCACCTGTATTTAATATTATTTTTTTCTCTTTCACAAAATATTCTTTTGTATTAGATTCTGCCCAAGAAAGTCCACTCACCGAAGTGTTTGATGTATCCGCATAATTATTTGTAGAATACTTTGAGTTAATAAATTTGTTTAGTGTTGTATAACTCATTGGCCAATCTAATAAAGGATTTATTATATTATTTACCATTAAAATTATCCAATGCCTCTCAGATGAATTATAAAATTTATCAGCTAAAATTTCTGGTGTTTCTCCTTCTGGAACAATGTAATCATAATAAACAACAGAGTTATCTTTAAAGGTATCATTAAACTTAAATTTAAAAGTTAAGTTTGTAATTGTGTCTAAAGATGGTTGATCTCTATCGGAGAAATAAAGAGTCTTAGGAAAATAATTGAAAAATTTCGACATTTAATTTTAAACCTTTAAGCTAAAGTTCTTAATATATTAGCACCAACTGAAGGGTCTCCAAAATTAGATTCACCCGTTTCTCCAATATAATAATTGTCTTTGGTCATAATTTCTGTTTCTTGGAAATTTAAAGATAATCTGATACCAACAGGCATACCAGTTTTTCCTAAACTAGCTTCTCCTTTATCATCAGGAACTTCATATGCCGCCCAACCATTAGGAGCATAATCGGTGTCTATAGATGTTAGAACGCAAGTCGAAATTTTTGGAATGTTTGGATTTACTCTACCATTATAATAGAATTCAATATCGAACTCTGATGGAGGCACTAAAAAGAAACCACCTAAAGCTCCCGCACCTTCTTTAAAAATTTCTGGAGCTTGATGAAATCTTAAACGATTTAATATTTTTTGTACTTCGTATGCTTCCTTACTACTTCTAGGATACAACATAAAGTCAAATCTAAATTCTCTAAAAGAAGGTGAAGTGTATATCATCTCAAGTTGAGGATTTACAACTGTTCCTGTACCTGCTGCAAAAACGCCAGCACCAGCATTTCCAAAAGTATTTTTTAATACATTATTTAAAATAAACGGAGTTAAATTTTTCATTAAAGTTTTCGTTTTTTCACCACTACCACTTATTTGACTATAACCTGCGCCAGCTGCTGCTAAGTAAGCTAGAGGTGATGCACCAAATTCCATTGAAGAATATTGCTGATTGTTAGTAAAATTTAGTGTATCTGGCATGTATAGAGCTATACTATCGGTAGTTCTTTCTATCGTCCTTAATCCCTTATCCGAATTCAGTAAACTAAAAACATCTCTTAAAACTTCCACCGCTCCAATACCACCTTCAGTAAGACCCGTAAGTACACTTTTAACTCGTTCTCTAGTTTCAGGATTATCTATTTTTGAAATAGCAGCTTCTATTTTTTCTTTAGTTAAAGAGGCAAAATTTTGTCCACCAGAAAGAAGATCGTTAATAACGCTTGTGCCTCGCAAATCTTCAGCTAATTGTACTGTGCTTGAAGCTGTTTGTGATATTGCACTTTTTGTTCCAAAATTTTTTTGATTTGCTAAAATTGTAGGAATATTTTCTTGATCAACAGGTCTTGGAAATCTAGTTTTTACCTGTTGATTTATGTGAATCACCATATAGTGACCTTTGTCTAAAGATCCTATATCCAAAGGATATCTCAAAATATTAGTAACATACTTACTGTTCGTCAATGAACGAGCTGCTGAAATTTTTGTCTCAGGACCTTTTATTTTAATATCCGTTAAATTGAAGAATGGCATACGATTCCTTTGTGAATATATAATATTTATGCCATATTCAGGAAAGTTTACTCCAAAGAATCCCACCAAATACAACGGAGATGCGACAAATATAATTTATCGATCTTCGTGGGAACTCTACGTCATGAAATATCTTGACGAGAACCCTATGGTCACCTGGTGGGCATCCGAAGAACTTTTCATACCTTATCGAAGTCCAATCGATAAGAAGATGCATCGATACTTTCCAGATTTTGTTGTAAAAACAAAGAAAAAAGACGGAACTGTAATGACTTATGTGTTAGAGGTGAAACCAGCGGTTCAGACAAAAATGCCTAAACAAAAGAGAAAAACAAAAAGATTTCTTCAAGAAGCTGCAACCTACGCAATAAATCAAGAAAAATGGAAAGCCGCTGACATCTTCTGCAAAGAACACGGCTGGAAGTTCCTCATACTCACGGAAAACGATCTCGGTCTAGTATAAATAGTCGATGGCATATTTAATCGACAGAATTCAAGCATCACTCCAAAAAGAAGGTTACGCTTCTAGATCAAGAGAATCTAGAGACTGGTTACGCACGAAAGTTGCAAACTTAAAACCAACAAAAGCCAGTTTAATGAATGATATGGCAAGGTTGCGAGAACGCAGTATTATTGGTAGAATGTATTTTTTCTTTTACGATCCAAAAACTAAAGAAAAAATGAAATACTATGATAGATTTCCTTTAGTTCTACCAATAGAAACCTACGCTGATGGATTTTTAGGATTAAATTTACACTATATTCATCCTAAACAGAGAATAATATTAATGGACAAACTTAGTTCATACGCCAATAATGACAAGTTTGATAAAACAACAAAACTAAAATTATCTTATCAGGCACTCAAGTCGGCATCAAGAATTTTTGAAAAAAATGCTTGCATTAAGAGATATCTGTTTACACAAATACAATCCAGATTTTTAGAAATAAGTGCCGAAGAATGGGACATAGCCGTTCTGCTTCCGATGGAAGATTTTACATCGGAGAAAAAACCTGTTTCTAAGTCTGTAGTTTTTCAAGATTCTAAGGATACATTTTAATGTCTTTTACACCAACACTATTTTTATCAAACATTCGTGCTAAAGATGGTTTAGCAAGACCAAATAGATTTAAAATGATTTTACCTATTCCTCGTTACATTGGTAACTTTGTTAGTACCGGAGTACTAGAAGAATTATTAAACTTACCAAATACTCTTGTTACAGATATAACAGATTGGGTAAGCAAAACAACTAGTTATGAAACTACTGGTCAACCATTCAGAAGAAGTTCAAATCCATCGATTACAAGATATTTGTCGTTACAATGTGATACAGCTGAATTGCCAGGAAAAACATTACAAACAGCTGACGTAAAAATTTACGGACCAACATTCAAAGTACCATATCAAAAGCAATACAATGATATTAGTTTAAGTTTTATTTGTACGAATGATTTTTATGAAAGAAAACTTTTTGATGCGTGGCTAGATGCAATTATGCCAACCGATACCAACAATTTAAGGTTTTCAAAAGATGATGATACACGATATATGACAGATATTCAAATTCTTCAGTATGATGAATTCATTAAACAAATATATTCTGTAAAATTAATTGATGCTTTTCCGATAGGCGTCGCAGCACAACCTTTAGCTTGGAGTGATGATGGATATCACAGATTAACTGTTCAATTTGCTTATCAAAAATATCAGACGATATATGAAGGTAGTTATGATCTTGGTGAAGCTGCAGCATCCTACTTCGGAGCAAAGAGTACAAAATTATTTGAGAATTTCTTTAAATTTTAAATGGAGTTACTATGTTACCTAAAATTGATGTTCCCGTATATGAAATAAAATTACCTTCGAATGGTCAACCAATTAAATTTAGACCATTCACGGTTAAAGAAGAAAAACTATTTTTAATGGCATACGAATCAGAAGATGTAAAATATTCTGTTGATACAATAATACAAGTTTTAAATAATTGTGTAATAAGTGATATTGATGTAAAAGATTTACCAACATTTGATATTGAATACTTATTTTTAAATCTAAGAGCAAGATCAGTTGGTGAAGTAGTAAAATTAAAATATCGTTGCAACAATGATGTAAACACTGAAGAAGGTGTAAAAAAATGTAATAGTTCGGTTGAAATGGAACTGAATGTTTTACAAATAGAACCAACTAGAGATGTTAATCACAATAATAAAATAGAAATTTCGGATAATTTGGGAATTGTCATGAAATATCCAAAGATTGGATTAATCAAAGACAATACCAATGTAGAAGATTTTAATATAATTTTAGAATTAATAATTAATTGTATTGATTATATCTACGATGAAAACAACGTATATTATGCTAAAGATTCGTCGAAAGAAGAACTAACCGAATTTTTAGACTCTTTACAATCCAAAGATTTAGAAAAAATTAAAGAGTTTTTTGACACTATGCCTAAGTTGAAGAAAAAAGTGGATTTTCGTTGTAATAAATGTGGATACGAAGAAAATATTGAATTAGAAGGTATACAAAGTTTTTTCGCATAATATTTGGTCATGATAATTTACAGAATCACTATCACACCAATTTTGCTCTAATGCAACATCACAAATATAGTTTGACAGAATTGGAAAATATGATTCCGTGGGAAAAAGATGTCTATGTGAATATGTTAATGAGATATCTAGAAGAAGAATCTGAAAAATTAAAAGCAGCTCAGCAAAAGAGATAATATATGGCAACAAGAGGAAATACAAAAAAACCTAGTACACAAAACAGACTAGCCGAAATTGTCGCATACAGAAGAAGTCAAGGTGGCAGTGTTACTGGTTCTTTAGCTGGTGGAATTAAGGAAAGACTAAAAGAAAAATTTGATCCTAGAAAACTCTTGGATCAAAAAGGATTGCTTACAGCTTTATTTCCTGGATTGAAAGCTTATAGTGCTAAAACTGCAGCGGCTGAACTTTCAAAATCCTCTATGCAGGTCGCATCATTCGATGAGATAAAACCTACTTTAGAAACTATTGCTTTCAACACAAAAATGACAGCAAAAAATACTATGGTTCTTCCAGCTTTACATAGAGATGTAAATGTAATACGCCAAAATATTGTTAAGTTAATTAAATTAAAAGGTGGCGACACTAGAACAAAAGCAGACATGTACTTTATGAAAGCAAAAGAGAGGGAGGACAAATACGAGAGAGACTTGAAGAAAGAAAGAGTTAAAAGAGATAATACTCAAAAATTAAAAGATGATGAAGAAAAAAATAACAAAGGTATGATCGGTAAAATTATTACCGTCATGATAAATGGACTTAAAACTATAGTATCAGCAATTATAAACTTGGGTAAAGCAATTGTTGGAGCGTTCAAATTTATAGCTGATGTTATAATTGAAACTATGACAAGTGCCATAGGACTTATATTAAAACCTCTAAAGTTGTTAGGAGGAATACTAAAAGATTTTATTGGAGACTTTTTTAAAAATAGACTTTTACTCCTTTTGGTTAGTTCAATAGTAAAAGGAACAATTAGTTCTGTTTTCGGTCTACTATTCAGTAAAAAGAATTTAGTTAGATTAGGTTATTTTTTACTTGGAGTTTTCGCAACAACTTTTGGTTTACAGTGGGCAGCAGAAAAATATAGAGAAGTCAGTATGACAGAAAGTGGTTTAAGTGAGTCGGATACTCTAAAAGAAAAAACAGAGGCTGCAAAAAAATCTTCTGAAAATTACAAAAGTCTATTGAAAACGGCTGAAAGTAAATCAACATTGCCCTATAAAATAACCGACGAAGAATTTCAAGAATTAAAAACTTCAAAAATACTTCCACAAAATGCTAATAGGGAAGCAACTGTGGGTAGACAAGCAGGTTATGCTGGAAAACAAATGCAAGTTTCGGATGGCATGTTTACGGATATTATTCCCAGTGTAGAAGAAGCTGCACATGGAGCATATAAACAAAGTGCTCTTTTTAATGCAAAAGCTTATCAAGATTATTACAAATTAAAAAATAAAGGTTTATATAAAGTTCCTGTTCCTGGATTAAAAGATCCTTTGACACTATTACTCACTAAAGAAGAAGCTTCAGAGTTTGGCAAAAAGACAGTCTTGTATGACTTGACAATGGAAGCTTTAAAAAATGAAGCTAGTCAAAAAAATCCTGATGAAGGTATCATAAACGGTTTGATTAGAAAACTAAACGGTATTAAAAGTGAGATGGCTGAAAAGTCTTTAAACTTGGTTGAAGATCAATATAGTCCGGAATATAAAGAATACGATTTAGTAAAAAAGTCTTTAACTATATTAAAAGACCTATCTCAAAGTCCATCGATGTTAGGATTAGCAGCAGAAAGTGTATTAAAATTAATTACCGATTCCGATATCTACAAAGAACAACAAAAGGCATTTGGTGAATCTGTAGATAAATTCATCGCAGATAAAAATCTGAGTAGTTTCGACAACCTTTCAATTGATAGTGCAACTATAGATCAATTAAGAGGAAAAATAGAAAATCGTTATAAAGAGTTTCAAGCTCAACATATAATGGATAGAACCAATGAAAATCAAAACCAATTCACAAGTGTTAAACAACCAATTATAATTAACACAGAAAATCAATCAAAAAAATCTTCACCATATGACGGACTTGGTACTCCAGCTTCAGCTTGGAATAACGATTTTATTGATAAGTATTTTTCCGAAATGATGTCTAACCCATTAGGTCCTTTTAGGAATTAAAATGTCTAGACTAGCACAAATAGTTTCTTCCAGAAGAAGTCAAGGTGGCAGTGTTACTGGTTCTTTAGCTGGTGGAATTAAAGAAAGACTAAAAGAAAAATTTGATCCTAGACAATTAATAAATCAAAAAGGTTTATTAGTCTCACTTTTTCCTGGATTAAAACCTTTTAAAGCAAAAACAGAAAGAGCTTCTAGAGAATCTGGGAAATCTATAGAAAAATCGTCATTAGACTTTTCAAATGTTAAACCCATATTTGAAAATATTCAATACAACACAACAATAACAGCTAAAAATTTGTCTGTTCTTCCTTCAATACATAGAGATTTTAATGTAATCAGACAAAATATCGTAAAATTATTAAAATTAGAATCGATAGATGCTGCGACAAAAGCCGACATGTTTTTTAAAGCTGCAGCAAAAAGAGAAGAAATGTATGAATCTCAACTATCTAAAATTAAAACTGAATCCAAAACACCGTCAAAAATAGAAAAATCTAAAACAGGTTCAATTTTCGATCTTTTAATATTTGGTGGTTTATTAGCACTACTAGTTGTGTCAATTAAAAAAGTAGTTGAAGTTGTAGATAATATAAGAAATATTGATATGAAAAGTGCTATGCAGGACTTTGGAAACTATTTAACAAATTCTTTTGAAAAAATATTCGATTCTTTAAAAAACATCGCTGACATACCAGCAATGTCAATAGGAGACTTGAATTTAAAAGATATATTTGCGAGAATACGAAAAGGTGAATCTGGTGGCAAATTAAAACCAGAAGATTATAACGTAGCCTTTTTAACAAAAGGTCAAAAAACTCCTGAGCAGTTTTCAGGTAAAAAATTGACCGATATGACTCTACAAGAGGTTTTAGATTTTCAAAAAAATAGAGAATCTGTTCAATCTGGTCAAAGTGCTGTTGGTGCATACCAATTTATGCCTACGACATTATTTGGAAAAGAAGGTTTTTATGGCAAAGGTAAAATAGGTGGAATAGTAGCTAAATCAGGTTTTTCTATGGATACAAAATTCTCCAAAGAAACACAAGATAGACTAGCAGAAATATTAATGCAAGAGAATGTCAAGGCTTTAGAATCAATGAAATTTCCAATTACACCACAAAATTTAGCCATGGCCTGGTCGATTGGTCCCGGTGGTGTTGCTGCAGTTTATAAAGCAATAAAAGAAGGTAGAGGAGAAGAATCTGTTGCTAGTGCATTGAAACATGAGAGACTTCCTGTAAATGAAAAAAATAATCCTCATTTAGTAAAAAACAAAGCAAAAGATTTTTATGGATATTTTACGAAAAAAATGGGTTATAGTGAAATGGAATTACCTCCGGGAGTGACGCTACCAAAAAATGTTCAAACGCAACCAGACACATCAAAAACAATAAAAGAAGAACCGAAAAAACAAACATCACCAGTTTCTTTTAATACGAACGCAAATAGAGATTTAAACTTGGCTGGTGTTTCTTCTAGAAGTAGAGCAAGTTCATTACAAGATAGATATCTTGATGTTTCAACTCAAAATGTGTTACAAGAAACTCCCATAGTTTTCATCAATACAAATAATAAACAAAATCTTGTGGTTTTAGGAAAAGAAAGTAAGTCTAAAGATTATTTACCTTTCTTGTTTGAAACTGTTGTAATATAAAAAACCCACCTTTCGGTGGGTTTTCTTTTAGTCTTGAGCAGCTAGTGATTTAAAGTAATCTAAATCGTCATCATCAATGTTCGATGTACTATCAAAGACAGGACCTTCGAGATCAGGTGAATTTTTAGGTATCACATAATCTTCAGCTTTAGTTCTTGGTGCAACAGCTTCAAAACCTAGAGCTTTATCCAAACGAGCCTTCAATTGCTCATATGATTTAAAATGTTTCTTCTCTGTAAATTCTTTGAGAGAATATTCGTTCTTCCAAAGTTGTTCAAGTTTATCATCATCACCATCAAGTAAGGCTGACTTATCAGCAAACTCTGATTTATCATAATTACGATAACCTTCAACATTACGAATCTTCAATTTGAAGTTAGCACCTTCCCACAAATCAAATGGATTTACAGGAGTTTCATCAGCAAATTCAGGATTCATTGCTTCAGTAATCTTGTCGAAGATTTTTTTACCAAACTTGAACAGTTTAATCTGACCTTCATTTTCA